TGATGTATGGCGGCAAAGTAAAGAAAATGAAAGATGGTGGTAAATTAAAAATGGTAGATAGGAATGGAAAAAGCGTTCCTTTTTACGCCAACGATGGTGTTGGAAAAATGAACAAGGGTGGTAAAGTACAGAAGATGGCTGCTGGTGGAATGACTGCAAGTGCTGCTTCTCAATTATATCAACCCCCTAAATTTACAAAACCCTCTGAAAAAATGCGTGGCATGAATGCAGATGATGATAAAGCTGAGGGTGAAAAAGTAGCCAATGAAATAAACAGTTTGGAGAGGCCTCGGCCCCTGCGCCACTCAAGACGAGGTTATCCAACAAATAGAAAATCAGGCAAAAAACCTAAAACTACTGTTGTTGCGGAGTATGACGTTGGTGTTAAAGGTTCAGGAAGAAAGAGTAAACAAACAAGTGGCAAGAAAGTACCTATGAACAACAAGTAAGCAATATCACTATTGTAAGGAAACGCTATGAATAAAAATAATAAAAAATGCCCTATGAAGATGCAAGGTGGTGGGATTGTTGAAGATCTTAAACAAATGAGTCAAGATCCAAGAATAAGAGCGTCAATGATTAAGGCTATGTCAGATAGCAATCAAACTGCCGCTCCTATATCAATGGGGCAAAGAAGGCAAAGAGGCCAACGTGAAATAAGTTAATAAAGGTTGTTAGATGGCAACAAGTAATACAGCAACATTTAATCTTGATATTAATGAGATATGTGAGGAGTCTTTTGAACGGGCTGGCTTAGAAATGAGGTCAGGTTATGACCTTAAAACAGCTAGGCGTAGCCTTAATCTTATGTGTCTTGAGTGGGCAAATAGAGGTATTAACCTTTGGACTATCGAAGAGGGTTCCGTAACTCTTGTTGCCGGGACATTTTCTTATCCTCTTCCTTCTGATACTATTGATTTGCTTGATCATGTTCTTAGAAGTAATTCTGGGAACTCGAATCAATCTGATTTTAATTTAGCCCGTATTTCGTCTACTACTTATTCTCAAATACCATCTAAGTTAAGTGAAGCAAGACCCACTCAGATTTATATAGATCGGCAAAGAGATGCTCCTATTGTTTATTTATGGCCTGTGCCAAGCTCTACATACAATGGAGATTTTATTAGGTACTGGAGATTAAGAAGAGTTCAGGATGCAGGTTCTCAAGGGGACAATACTTCTGATATTCCTGCTAGATTTCTTCCTGCTATGGTAGCAGGTTTGGCTTATTATATAGCTATGAAGAAGCCAGAAGCAGAACAAAGAATACCTGTTTTAAAGGCTATTTACGAAGAGCAGTTTGAGTTAGCGGCATCTGAGGATAGAGAAAAAGCTCCAATAGCTTTTGTCCCATTAGCGGATTACTTTACATCATGAGTAGACCTTACACAAAGGGATCAAGAGCTTTTGGTTTTTGTGATAAGACCGGGTTTAGATATCCTCTTAATGAACTTATTTATGAAGTAAATAATGGTATTAGGACTGGAATGAGAGTTGGAAGAGATGTTTATGATCCAGACCAACCTCAGAACAGTTTAGGAAAAGTTAAAGTTTTTGATCCAGAAGCATTGTATAGTCCTAGACCAGATCAAGGGATCGCTGAAAGCAGAGGTTTCTTTGGATGGAATCCTGTAGGAGATGGTGGAGAATCTCCCTCTGGCAATGGTGCTATGGCTTTGGTAACGGGATTAGGTAGTGTAACAATATCAATAGTACTTAGTGGGTAATTAATATGGCGTGGACATTTACAACATTAAAAACAGCTATACAGGATTACACTGATAATAGTGAGACTACGTTTGTAACAAATCTTCCTACCTTTATTACAGAGGCAGAGGATCGTATTATGGATGTTGTTGATCTTCCAGATTTTAGGCAGAACGATACAGGGACAATTAGTATTGGTAACAAGTACCTTGCTCTTCCACAGTATTTTCTAGCTCCCTTTAGTTTATCGGTCACAAGTTCTAATACTGTCCATTACTTAATACCAAAAGATGTTAATTTTATGCATGAGTCTTTTCCAACAACAACAACAACAGGAAGACCTGAGTATTACGCTGTATTTGATGCGAATAATTTTATATTAGGTCCAACACCTGATGCTACTTATGACGCAGAAATACACTACTTAAAAAAACCAACGAGCATAACAACAGGGAGTGCTACTTGGTTGGGAACCAATGCAACAGATGCATTACTTTACGGATCTCTTGTAGAAGCGTATACTTTTATGAAAGGTGAACCTGATATTCTTGCTGAGTATAAAGAAAGATTCAATCAGGCGATATCGAGATTAAAGAATTTAGGTGAGGGTAGGTTAACTAAAGATCAGTACCGTAATGGTAAATTAAGAATACAGGAAAGCTGATGTTTAATTTATCGACAGGAACTATTGGAGATGTTGGTGTTGTTACCTCTAACAACGGAGGCCACACACCAGAGCAGATAACTGAGATGTGTGTAGATAAGCTTGTTCATGTAGCTGACTCCGCACCTCCTGCAATTCGTGAGCAAGCCAGGGCTTTTAAACAGATAGTCCAAGAGGTTGTTTACGCTCATATCAATGAAGCTGTTAAGAATGATCGTTTAACAGTAAAGATCCGTTTAAAAAATTTAGGCTACTCTGAGATAGCCAAGCATATAGGAGAATTATAATGGCTATTACACAAGCAATGTGCAGTAGTTTTAAAACCGAGCTTTTAACAGGAACGCATAATTTTACAAACAGTTCTGGCAATGCTTTTAAGATGGCTCTGTATACGAGTGATGCTACTATTAACGCAGCTACAACAGCATATGTAAGTGGTAACGAGGTGTCTTCTACAAACTATACTGCTAAAGGAGGGGCTTTAACAAACATTACACCCTCAAACGGCAGTGGTACTGTAGCGTTTACAAGTTTTAGTACACTTACATTTAGCACAGTGACGTTTACTGCTAGAGGAGGATTGATACATAACACATCTCAATCTGATAAAGCTGTGTGTGCTTTAGATTTCGGCTCAAACAAAACATCAACCGCTGGTAACTTTACTATTACTTTTCCTACGAATGATGCAAGTACAGCGGTTATTAGGATAGTCTAGTGGCAAACATTAATGGCTGGGGCAGAGGTGCTTGGAATGATGGTTCTTGGGGAGAACCTCTTTCTGTCGTTGTGTCAGGTGTCAATGGAACAGGATCTATTACTTCTGTAGCAGGTGTTAGTGCAGATGCAAATCTTACTACGAGTGGTGTTCACTCAACATTAAATATAAATGGTGTATCGGTAGGAATAGGATTTACTGTAAATGTATCAGGTGTTACGGCTACTGGAGATATTGGTAGTGTTAGCATATGGTCTAACATAATTCCATCTCAACCTTCTCAGGATTGGCAAGCAGTATCCACATCTCAGACACCAAATTGGACAGGAATTGCAGCGTAAGGATTTAAGAAATGACAAGTACATACACAACAAATACCGGGATAGAAAAACCAGCCACAGGTGATAGATCAGGAACCTGGGGAACTATGACCAACACGAATATGGATCTCATAGATCAATCACTTGACGGTTTTATTTCCATAACCGCTGGAGCCACAGGTTCTTCTGGCTCACCAAACACGCTTCCTATTACAAATGGTTCTGTGTCCAATGGTCGCAATCGTATTATTAAAATAGTTGATGGTGGTGATTTAGGTGGAACAGTTTTTTATCAGATTACTCCAAACGATGCGGAAAGATATTTCTGGATTGAAAATGCTTTAACAGCATCTCGATCTATTCTTTTGTTTCAAGGAACCTATAACGCATCAAACGATATAGAGATACCTGCTGGGAAAACAAAACTTGTTCGGTCAGATGGAGCAGGTAGTGGTGCTGTAGTTGTAGAAGTTGCGGCTAATCTTGCGGTTACTGGTTCATATCAGGTTGATAACCTTTTACTAGACGGCAATTCAATCACTTCAACAGACACAAATGGTAATGTTAATATTACTCCTGCTGGCACAGGAGATGTTAATCTTGGTGCTGATACCGTCATGATTGGTGACGATGACGCAAATGCGACACTCACAACTCAGGGTACAGGCGACTTAACACTTAGCACAAACTCTGGCACAAACTCTGGTACTATTGTTATAGAAGACGCAGCCAACAACGATATTGTTTTAACACCAAACGGCACTGGGGATGTTAATCTTGTTGCTGACA